GTGCAGGATGGTGGTGGTCTTGCCCGTTCCGGCGCGCGCGAGCAGCGCGAGGTTGCCGGTGCAGGCCGCGACGGCGGCGATGAAGGCCTGCTGCTGGATGGTGGGTGCGTTCATGACGGTTCTCCGGTTGCGCCAGCACCTGCTGGCCAGCTCTTGTCTCATGCCCTGAGGATAAAGGCAAGGCCTTTGATCGAGTTGGAAAGGCCTTTTTTAGCTTCTGGGAAGGGCGCTGGTGCGCTGTTTTTTCCGGGGCACCCACCTAGCGGGCACCCCGGAATAACGCATGGGCGGCCTCCTCAGCGCATTGGCAAGGCCTTTAGAGCCTCACCCAGAGGTCGCCATCGCGCTTGTGCGTCTGGGTCCAGCCCGCGTAGCGCACCTCGCACTCGGCGAGGAACTCGACCTGTATGCGGATCCTGCCGTTGCGGTTCTGGATGTCGCGCTTCTTGAAGCCGTCGAAGGTGGCGTCAGCACCGTAGTAGCCCATGCGGTAGTCGGAGTTGCGGATCTCGGCCTCGAACGTCTCGCGCGTGAAGGTGAGGTTCTTCGTCTCGCGTGAGCCGCCGAAGCCATATGTGACGTATGTGTGCGTGACCGGCTGCCGCTCGGCCCTGACCGCGTCGCGCGCCTTCTGCATCGCGTTGATGCTGTTGCGCAGGCCTTCGATCATGCGGCCGAGCGCATCGCGCGACACCTCCCAAGGGTCCTTGCGCGCGCCAGGACAGCTCGACGTCTGCCAGCCGGCGCCCGGGCGCTCATAGCCGTGGTGCGCGATCAGCCCGCCCTTGGCGAGGATCGCCCGCCCGCAGCACTGGCAGTGCATGCGCTCGTTGGTGTCGTCGGCCTTCAGCTCGCGGCGCTCGACGTGCAGCTGCTTCTGGTACAGCGGACGATACGTCGCGGCGATGTAGTCCTTGGCGGCCTGTTCGGTTTCGAATGCCAGCTTGGGCAGGGCGCGCGGCCAGCCGCGCGTATTGCTGCGCTCGATGATGACGAATTTGAAGTTGCTCATGTTGGTTCTCCGGGTTGCGCCAGAAGCTGGCCAGCTCTTCTCTCACAGCTGGCCAGCAAAAGGCAAGGCCTTTTTTCAGATGTCGTCCACGTCGTCGCCGTTCTCGGGCAACACACTGCTCGCTTCGCCCGGGGGCAGCATGAAGCCGGTGAGCGAGAAGCTCCCCGCCTTGCGCTTGCTGCCACCGGACTTGATCCGCTCGTAGCGCGAGAGCTGCTTCTCGATCGCCTTGAGCTTGAGCGCGATGCGGGTGAGCTTGTCGATCGTGTCGTCGCGCTGCTCGACGAGGCGCCCATACTGCGCGGCGAGTGCCGCCGCGCGCTTGGCTTGGAGCTTGTTCATCGTTGCTCCTTCCTGCTCAGGATATCGAGCAGCAGTGTCTGCACCTTCTCCTGCGCGGCCTCGATGTGCTCGCGCCGCTCGCCAGGATACAGCTCCCCGGCAAGCTTCTCGCTCAGTGCGGAGTTGATTGCAGCAAGGTCGCGCGCTGTGAGTTTCGGTGTGCGTTTGTTCATGAGAACACCTGCTGGATCAGCATGATCGCAACAACGATCACGCTGCCGAGCCCCATGATGATGAGCGGCACAAGGATCGCCAGCGCGACGGTGTAGCAGAGGAAGCTGAAGCCACCGTTCATCGCGCGGCCACCTTCACGGTGGTGACCGGCGTCACGCGGGTGTGCGCCGTGATGAATTGCGGCGAGAGCTTGGCGCGTACCGCCTTCATGTCGAGCGTCTCACGCTCGGTCATGATGACGGTCACCTTGAACAGCTCGCCCTCGTGGCTGCCGGCGCCCATGGCGGCGACCTCGTCGCGCAGCTCCTTCTCGCGCTCTTCGAGCGCGGCGATCTGCGCCTTGATGGCGCCGAGCGCGTCGATCGGGTTGTTGGTCTGGATCTGCATTTCGGTTCTCCGTTGGTTGGGGTTTCAGTCAGTTTCAGTCAGTTTCAGTCAGTTTCAGTGATTGTCGGCGAAGGGCGTCTCCGCCCCGCGCCACACGCAGTTGGCCAGCTCCTCCTTGGCGCGCGTCCACGTCTCGCCGACGTTGACGAGCATGCCGTCGCGCACCAGCTCGACCTCGACCTCCCAGCTGTTGCAGCAGGAGAAGTGCGTCTGCGACGGGATGGCGACCAGCTTCTGGCGCTTGCAGTCGGGGCAGGAGAGGGTGTGGTAGCGGGTGATCATGGCAGGCCTCCGGTTTCCGGCCTCAGCCGGTCCCAGAGTTAAATCAGCTTTTAACTCGCTTGGCAAGGCCTTTCTTTTTCCGCTTGACCAGATACTTGCGCCAGTCCTTCCCGACGATCGCCCACCCTGCCGGCGCCAGCATGGCGTTCATCTGGTTGACGTGAACGTTGAGCGTTCGCAGCCGGCGCTCGGGCAAGCCGCCAATCTTGCACAATACGATCAGGTGATCATTGGGCACGCCCTCGGGGCCAGCGCTCTTGAGCATGTCGAAGATGCGCGCCTTGAGCGGCGGCAGCTCGACGCCGGATTTCTTGTGCGGCAATCTCTGGCCGCAGAAGCGGCAGTATGTCAGCGTGGTCATTTCAGCACCTTCTCTTTCGTCCATGCCTTGTCGGCGGCCTTGTCGGCGATCGTCGCCAGATCGGCCCAGTGACGCGCCAGCACGCTGTCACGCCAGTTGGTGGCGACGTGCTCCGCCTTGCCGTTGCAGATGTCGCGGATCGCGGTGAGCACCTGCGTGACATTGCCGGTGTCGATCGCGTGCTCGATTGCCTCGATGTGGACAGGCCTGATGCCGCGCTTCATGCGTCACCCGATGGCGTGACGTGCGTCAGCTTGCCTTCCTCGCTGTAGTGGTGCCTGACCGGGTCATCACACTCGGTCGCGCGCCAGTCTCGCACGGAGGTCCAGCGCATCGACAGGTCCATGGCGCTGAGTTCAGCCTCGCGCTTGGTGGCGAAGCGCAGGGCGTTGCCGTACCACTTGCCACTGCTGTCGGCGATGACTTCGGGTTTCCAGCTCATGCCTCACCCCCTTTCCCGGTGCGGATCACCTTGACGATCTGGTAGAACTCCACCCAGCGCTTGGTGAACAGGTCACGCCGGTTCTCGTAGGCTTGGAGCTTGTCGGCGCTCGACAGGCGCCAGTCGTAGGCGCCCAGCTCGCGCTTCGCGACTTCCGCCTTGTCGGCGTAGTGCAGCGAGGCGACATTGATGCAATCGAACAGGTCCTCGGCCTGCTCGACGGTCAGCTCGATGGTGATCTTGTCGGTCATGAGACGGTTCTCCGGTTGCCGGGCGTTGCCGGTGTCAAGGGTTAAAACACGTTTTAATCGGACTTGCAAGGCCTTTGCACAAGGCCTTTGAAATTTCCGCTTGCAATTTGCTTTCGCCGGGGGCAGCCTGTGCGTTCCGGTCGTCCACTCAAGCATGTGTGGCGCCGGTCAACAGCCCAAGGAGGGCACCATGGCCAAGTCAGCTGCCAAGAAGGTCACTGCGCGCGAGCCCGAGAAGAAGGGCGAGACGCTCCCCGAGCCCAAGAAGACCAGCCTCCCCGCCAGCGCGATCACCGCATTCGACGTTGCCGACACCGGCTTCGAGAACGTCGGTGCGTCCGATCTGCTGATCCCGCGCCTGACCATCCTGCAAGGCCTTTCGCCGCAGGTCACCAAGGGCAAGCCTGAATTCGACGAGAATGCCCGCGTCGGCAACATCTATGACGTTGGCTTGCAGGAGAATTTCGGCGACGAGCTGCACTTCCTGCCGGTCTACTACACCAAGGTCTGGCTCGAATGGGCGCCGCGATCGAGTGGCAAGGGGCTCATCAGGATGCACGAGACGAGCGAGATCCTCGAACAGACCACGGAGGACCAGAACGGACGGCAGGCGCTGAAGAACGGCAACTACATCGTCGACACCGCGCAATTCTTCGGTTTCAACCTTGATGCCCGGATGCGCCGCTCGTTTATCCCAATGTCGAGCACGCAGATGAAGAAGGCAAAGCGCCTGCTCACACTGGCGACCAGCGAGGAGGTCGTGCGCCCGAACGGCACCACGTTCGTGCCGCCGATCTACTATCGCACTTACCGGCTTGGCACCGTTCCCGAGAGCAACTCCGAAGGATCGTGGGTTGGATGGAAGATCGAGCGTGACGTCGCGCTGCACGAGCTGCCTGACTGGGAGCGCATCCGCGAGATGGCGGTGTCGTTCCGCAACTCGCTCGCGATCGGTAGGGTGAAGGGCGACATGCGCGACGTCGAGGGCGAGCATCCCGCGCAGCGCGAGCGCAACGCCCAAGGGGCGCCGCTGTGAGCGGCATCGTCGAGGCGTTCGACGTCGAGCCGACATCCGGCAAGGAGGTCCTTGCCGAGATCGTCGCCAAGGCGGAGCGAGCGGTCCATCTCGAACGGCGCATCGCCGATCGCGAGGAGGAGCTGAACGTCCTGCGCAAGGAGCTGAACGATCTGAAGTTCAGCCAGATCCCCGACGCCATGGCCGAAGCTGGCCTGACGTCGTTCGCCTTGAAGGACGGCTCGAAGGTGAAGGTCGAGGACTACGTGCAGGGCTCGCTGCCGAAGGATGCGGCGGCGCGCGCTGCCGCAGTCATCGTGCTCGAAGCACACGACGGTGCCGCGCTGATCCGCAATCAGGTCGTGGTGCCATTCGAGAAGAAGGAGCACAACCGCGCGATCAGTCTCGCACGCGAGCTGCAAGACCGTGGCCTCGCCGTCTCGCTGACGCAGGACGTGCATGCCTCGACCTTGCAGGCGTTCGTGCGCGAGAAGCTGCGTGGCGGCGAGCAGCTCCCATGGGAGAAGCTCGGCATCTTCGTCGGCAGGCGCGCCAAGATCACGCCAGCCGAATGATTACCATGGCGGGGACAGGTTCTCCGCGTGGCTGGACCAGCGCCGGGCAAGGCAGCCCAAAATAACGGTTCGATGCGCGAAGCCGGGATGGCACGACGTGTAAATAGATCCCGGTGAGCGTTAAAAGTCAGGCCCCCGCCATGGTGGAGTGCCTCATACCTGACAAATCGGATTATCCCGGCACCCTTAAACCTCAACCAACGGAGAACCTTTATGCTTAAACCTATCTGCGTCCCCTGTCAGCGCTTCTATCGCCCGCAGCGCAATGGTCGGCACTTCATCGAGGGCATGCCAATCAGGCCCGGTGCCGTCCCCGGCACGTCCGCGCCGCATGATTGGAAACCCTACAAGGTCTGGATGGGCGATCAGTGGAAGTGCCAAGGCTGCGGCGCCGAGATCATCGTCGGCTGCGGTCATCGACCGATCGCCGAGCACTATGAGGAAACCTTCATCGAGAAGATGCAAGGCATCACGCTGCAGATCAACGACTGCTGAGGTGACCCATGAAGCATCTCATCTTCGACACCGAGACGACAGACCTGCTGGCCAGCTCCTCGATGGCGATCGAGCGCAAGCCGCGCGTGGTCGAGTTCGCCGCCATCCTGTGGGACGACGATCTCAACGACGAGCAGGAATTCGAATGGATGTTCAATCCGGGCGTCCCGATCAAGCCAAAGGCGTCGGAGAAGACGCGCATCACCGACGACATGGTGAAGGACAAGCCGTCCTTCTCCGACAAGGCGTCCATGATCCGCACGCTGCTCGTGCTCGCCGACGTGGTGGTGGCGCACAATCTGCACTTCGACAGGCACATCGTGTCCTGTGAGTTCATTCGCGCCAACACCGCCGACGTCAAATGGCCGAAGGGGATTTGCACGATTGAGAGCACCGAGCACCTGCTCGGGCGGCGCATGAAGCTCGCCGAGCTGCACCGTTTCCTGTTCGCAGAGGACTTCCATGGCGCACACCGCGCCATGGTGGACGTGCGCGCAACGCTGCGCTGCTACCGCGAGCTGATCAAGCGAGGTGAACTATGAAGATGAAACTCCGCGTCGCCCTTCGGCAGAAGGGCAACTTCTACAACGCTTATGCGGCGGCCAGCGACACGATGGAAGGTGCGTTCCTGCTCGGCTCGATCGCAATGGGATCGGTGCAGAAGCATCCCGCCATCAAGATAGCTTTCATCGCACTGATGAAGCAGGTGATGGCGGCAGGCATCAAGGAGACGACTGGCGTGGAACCTGAAGGCTGGATCACGCACACCGCCCCCGAGAGCGAAAGAGGAGGATCTGCATGAGCATCGAGCGCAGCGGGAACACCGTCACGATCGTGTGTGACACGTGCGGCGAGGAGTTTCGCGGCGAGCCACACGAGGAGTTCGCCGTTGTGTGGTCAGCCGCCAAGCGTGATGGCTGGCGCGTGCGCAAGATCGCCAACGAGTGGCTGCACGGCTGCGAGAAGCCGCGCTGCGCGCCGACATGATGGAGGACAAGCATGGCAACCGCACTTGAACCGAAGCAAAAGCTGATCGCGGCTTATGCACACCTGTGCCGCAACGTGCCGCAAGATGTGCTCGCCTCGATCATGGAGGTGAACCAAGCCCGCATCAACGAGGCGGTGCAGGCCGCACGCACGGCATTCGAGTTTCCCCTTCTGAGGAAGGATCGTTCGGCGGCCTCCCGTCTCGACGATGACGAGTTCGAGCAATGAGCGCGCGCATTCGCACCGGCTATTCATTTCGCAAGGCGGCAGGCCACCTCGCCACCGTTGCCGCCACGCTCAAGGAGCAGGGGCGCACGCATGCGCCGATCACCGACACGGCATCGACCTACGGATGGGTGCTGTGGGACAAGACCGTGCGTGCCGCCGGCATGAAGCCATGCTTCGGCGTCGAGCTGGCGGTGTCTTCCGACATCAAGGCGAAGCGTCCGGTTGTTGACTACTGGACGTTCCTCGCGCGAGATGATCTGCGGCCATTGCACGAGATCATCGGCGTAGCAACCGAGCAATTCCGCTATGAGCCTCTGTTGACATGGGATCAAGCAGTCTCTGCATCTGATCACCTTAATGTCGTCATGGGTCATCGGAGTGCGGTCGGGGACATCGAGCCCCGGCCGCATCTCTGGTTCGGCATCGGTCCTGCGGTGGGCATTGGACAGATGCGGCGCGTGATCAAGAGCGGGCACCGCTTCGTTGCCGTCAGCGACAACCGCTTTCCCGGCCAAGGCGATCGTGCGCTCTACGAGATGGCGTGTGGCAAGCGCAGCGACACGCAGAGCTATCCGCAATGGATCATGAGCGACAGCGAATGGCGCACCAACGTCGCAAACCATCTCGAAGAATTCAGCGGCAACGCCCTTGTCGAGATCGCGCTCGCCAACCGTGACGAGATCCTCGAAGCGTCCACCGCGACCTTGCAGCGCGCCGAGATGGCGCATCCGGATCGGCCCTACACGCTGATGGAGATGTGTCAGATCGGTGCGGAGCGGCTCGGCGTCGATCTTGGCCACCAGCCCTATTTTGACAGGCTGTGTCGCGAACTGGAGCTGATCGTCGCCAAGCGCTTCGAGGATTATTTCTACATGGTTTCCGACATCGTCATGCGCGCGCGATCGAGCATGATGGTCGGGCCTGCGCGCGGCTCCTCGTGTGGCTCGCTGGTGTGCTACCTGCTCGGCATCACGTCGGTCGATCCGATCCCGTTCGGCCTGCTGTTCGAGCGCTTCATCGACATCAATCGCGCCGACTTGCCCGACATCGACATCGACTTTTCCGAGCAGCACCGCGACATCATCTTCCGCTATGTGCGCGACAAATATGGCGCGCATCGCGTGGCGCGGCTTGGCACCGTCAACCTGTATCAGGCGCGCTCCGCGCTCAGGGCTGCCGGGATGGCGCTCGACATCCCGCCATGGGCGACCGCGTCGCTCGCCGATCAGGCAGAGCTGGTCGGCATCGAGCAGGCGCTCAAGGGCAACCTGCTGCTGCGCCAGTATCCCGAGCTGGCGCTCGCCGCCAAGCTCGAAGGCCACCCGAGCCATGCTGGCCAGCACCCGGCTGGCATCGTGATCACGGCGGGCGCGGTCAGTGACATCGTGGCGCTCGACCGGCGCAGCGGCGCTACGATGTGCGACTACCGCGACGCCGAGACGCTCAACCTGCTCAAGATCGACATGCTCGGGCTCACCCAGCTGTCGGTGTTCGAGGATGCGCTCAAGCTCGCCAACCTCGCGTCCAACGCGCTCGGCCTGCTGAGCCCGTACAACGACCAGAAAGCCCTGCACGTCATCAACAGCCGCAGGTATGCGGGCATTTTCCAGTTCAACGGGCAGGCGCTGCAAAATCTCGCCAACCAGATCACCATCACGTCGATCGACGACATCGTGGCACTGACCGCGCTGGCGCGCCCCGGCCCGCTCGACAGCGGCGAGGCGCAACGCTGGGTGCGCATCAGGCTCAACAAGGAGGCACCGAGCACCATTCATCCGCTGTTCGAGCCGATCCTGAAGCCGACACTCGGCGTCGTGATCTATCAGGAGCAGGTCATGCAGATCTGTCGCGCGGTCGGCATGAGTTGGGAGGAAGTGTCGGCAGTGCGCCGACTGATCAGCAAGTCCGCTGGCGCGCTCGAACTGGACAAATACGAGGCTGCATTCGAGCTTGGCTGCATCAACAACGGCATCGACAAGAAAACCTTCCTGCATCTTTGGGACGTGCTGCGCGCGTCGGGCGCCTACTCGTTCAACAAGAGCCACGCGGTTGCCTACGCGATCATCTCCTACTGGTGCTGCTGGCTGAAGGCGCACTACCCGCTCGAGTTTGCGGCCGCAACACTGACCCATGCCGGCGAGGATACACAGATCAAGCTGCTGCGCGAGCTGGAACGCGAAGGCATCAGCTATGTGCCCGCCGACAAGAACGTCAGCATCGACAAGTGGACAGTGGGGAACGTGGATGGACGCAGGATGCTGGTTGGTCCGCTGTCGAACATCATCGGTGTTGGCCCGAAGAAGCAGGCCACGATATTATCGGCGCGTGCGCGGCCAAGGGAACGGCTGCCCGACAGCATCGGCAAGCTGCTCGCCAATCCGCGCACCAAGATCGACAACCTGTATCCAATCCGCACCGAGATCCGCCGACTGATGCCGGACCCGAAGGCATTGAACATCACGTCGCAGCCGATCGAGATTTCGAAGGTGCAGGCCAACGGAGAAAAGCACGTTGTGATGGTGTTCGGGCGCGTCGAGGAGCTTCGGGAAAAGATCGTCAACGATGTCAGCTCACTGAACCTGTGGATCGAGGATGACAGCGACAGAGTGTTCGCCAAGGTATCGCGTTATGACTTTGATTTTCTCGGGCGTGAAATCATGCGGCACGGTGCCGGCTACTACGCCATCAAGGGCACGGTGCCATCCGACTTTCGCATGATCTGGATCGAGGGTTATCGTTTCATCGGAAAAGGTCATGGCAAAAAAGACGATCAAGATCGCGACGCTCAATGACGTCCCTTCGATCGCGGCCTACCTATCACGCATTGGCGCGGTGCCACGCTCGATCCGCTCGGCGGTCGTCGAAGAGGTGCATGGGCGCTATTGGAAGGAACTGCATGTCGTCCGCTTCAGTCCGGCCGACAAAACCAACCCGGTCATTGTCCCGGCAGACGTGGAAGGTCTGGCACCAACCGACAGTGAGCTGGAAGCGATCATCAAGGATCTCGACCTCTATGAGTGGCCCGCGTCGAAGCTCTTGGGCAAGGTCTACGAGCTGCCGTCACAACTGAAGAAGGTCGATCCCGAGAACCTGTTCGAATTCCGCAACCGTGCTGGCCAGCTCGTCATGCTGCAACAACGCACCGAAGAGCAGGATCGCGGCAAGTATCGCCCGTGGACGCCGTTCGACGACTA